TTACTCATTTCTTAATTCGCTTACTTCATCCTGATATAGCATGATTGTCTTTTCGTATGTCGAAACGGTCTTCTCACTTGTGCGCCTGTACTCCATGTAATCCCCGACGATGTATGTCAGCGTCCCGAATCCGATACCTGCCAACGACCAGACTATGCAGAGTCCGTATTCGGCCTCGAGTGCTGTTATTGCCATTTCGATGATGCAAGCTATCGAAGTTATGAAGGCACCTATTCCTATCATGAGTAGATAGTTTGTTTTGAGGGTTGACATTGAGAACCTTCAGATTACTGTCAGGAGCCACCCAACGACCGTTCCCACGAAGAAATAGCCCGTCATGAGTAGTGCCATTATACTGATTCGGTTAAGCCAGAATTTTCTGGCGTCATCGATTCTACCTTCGTTTATCATTGCAAGCATCTTATCGAAATTTGGGGTCTGTTTTGTCATTGAGATTCCTTCTTTATGTGATGGGAGATAGGATTTCACTATCCATCTTAGCTTGATACCCATGGGGTATCTACTAATCCCATCGTGATGGTTAAAGAGTTTAAAACCGTCAGTGCCGGTGGATGGGAACCGACACTGACGGTGAGGCTAGTCAGTATCTGCGGTCCACCTTGAAACCTGGCTTCTGGGTCGGCTCGGTGTTCGAGATTGCGTTGACAAAATCCTGCCTGGAATTCTCCAGGTAGTCGAGTACCTGAGCCTTTTGAGCCTCAGACAGTGGGTACTTCTTGGACTTCAATGCCTTGGACAGCTTGGCCATCCACTTCGCGACATTCTCCGTGCATCGGTCAACCCTAGCCATGTGAGCCTCGGTCAGCTCGGACTCATTCTTCTTAGCCTTCGGTTCCTTCGATTCTTTTCTCGACATGTTTTATCACTAGTACTGTATATGTTACTAGGGATATAATACTATCGTTTTCGTGGGCGACCTCTCGGTCTTCGATGCTTGGACTTCGGCCTTCCCCGTTTCTTCATGGCTTACCACCGATGATTTTCTTCGTTCTAGACCAATCGTTTTGAATCGCTTTTTTGCATTCCTTGAAGAAGCCTTTATATTCAATTCGTACTTCGTCTGTTATCCTACCTATGGATTCAATGAAGATTG